GTGATCATTCATTTCTTTGAACGTCACAAACTTTTGATCTAGCGGTCGAAGAGGATCATTCCATCTTTGAGACTCAATATCCTGTGGCTTTGCGGGAATATCATCGTTTTTTGTTGCCAGATATCTTGCAGTCTTATTGACAAAAGACTCTTCCTCGGTTATTTCTATTGCCTTCTGCTTCTGTTCTTTTGCAGCTTCTGCTAACAGCTTCTTGAATTCATTTATCGCACTCATCTTTGCCAACCTTTGATATAATCTGGTGAGAAATTAGCACGAGAGAATTGAAGTCGGTCTACGAGTTTCAAAGCATTCTTGCCATAATGATCAATCGCCACAAACCCCTCTTGTCCAGTCACTTCATAACCTTTATTTGTTTTCAGTAGAGTTTTCAAACCTTCGACTTGATTGAGTTTTCCGATAATTATGTGTTTGATATCTACGAGCAAATTATACATTTCAAAGACTTGTTCTACTTTTCGTATATCGTTCTTTTTGAAATAAGTCAATACTTCATCGCGCTTTTCGTATTGTGCTTGCTTTCCTGACTCAGTCTTTCTCTTATCGGCTTCTTTTTGGTAGTAGTCTTCAATATATTTGATCAAACCACGTACAAATGTTTTAGGATTACCAACTCGCTCACCCTGACGAACTTTGCTGTTGATATATGTATTTACTCGAATACGTAAATCTTCATTGTCTGAAAGCCCATTGAGAGCATCTCTGCCGACAACATTGAAAATCTTACCGACATCGGATAGCATTTGAGTTACTTTTTTCGTTTCAGCTGCGGTCATTGTAGCACTACCGGATACATCTTTGAATACGGCATCTACCGACCAAACAGAACTTACTTCTTTGAGACCGCTTGCAATCTCCTCTCCAAAACTTGCTCGCATTGTTTCAAAAGACTCTCCTCTGTATTTCGTGTGCCATACCACTCCGATCTTGGATCTGAGTATCTTTTGAGCGAGTTCACTTTTCTTTGGTACCGCATAAACAATCGTGTTAGGATGGAAAGTAATATGCGGTACTCCATCAATTGTATCTTCTTTGATATCGTCTCTCGAATAGAGGAAATCACCTTGAATCACTCCTGTAATGCCAAGCTTTGGTAACTCAGCCAGGGCGAGCTTAAGCTTGTTGTTCAAATCACCTGACGTATCAGTATCAATATCAGCATCAGTCTTGTAGACTTTAGGGTTTTTGTTGAAAATTCCTTTTTTAGCAACAAAGAACTTACCATCAGAAGGGTCAATGCCACAGAACACCGCCGGAGCTCCGTCAAATTTAGTGCTAATATTGATTGGAGCTTTTGTATTACCTGACAGCATATCACGAAGAGCACGGAAGTAATTGATTACATTCCGAGTACCATTCACACCACCGTCAATGACAGCATCCTCTGCATGAGTCATGTGCAGATTTTTTTCTTCCGTGATGAATTGCTTGAATGATAACATTGCGGATCCTTATTTATATAATTTTTTGAATTCGTCAGTCATGACAGCAAGAAATGATGGTGCTGATCTAAAATTACCTTTATATCGCAACTTTATATTACACAAAGGTACATCACCTATAATCAGATCAAACTGCAACATAGCAGCCGTAGCACCGGATTCAAATGCTTGAGATTTGCCTGGTGTATATCTAATGTCAACTTTACCCCTCGAAGCAATATCATCAAGTTTTGTTGTAACTGTATCTATATCCTTATACTCGCCTGCTTCTACGACAACACCTTTCTGAGGACCATAATCGCCTATCCCAGTAACTAAAGCAAAATCAAAATTTACTTTTTGTAAATCTTTCAAATCTGCTTTGAATATTAGTTGTAGCAATTGATTTGCTAGCATGTCCTTATTTTCTATAATCACGTTAGCCATATCTCTAAATAAAGATTTGCTGGTCTTCAATTCTCGATTGATCAGATCATTATCAACTCTCTGAATATAAGTTTTCCAGTTTCTAGAATTTGGTCTTACTCTTTCCATATCTTTTAGGAGCTCTGGGCTTAAAGATCCTTCTCTTTTTCCCCTTGCAAGTACTCTCAAATAAAATAGTCCAGCTTTTTGATCTAATTGTTTTCTAATTTTATCAAACTTTTGATCTTGTAACAAGCTGGAAAATGATTTATTTATCAGTGTTGGGTCATTTTCTGTAAGTCTTTTCTTTTTCTTGAGAGAAACACCTAGATAGTTGTCACCCTTTTTTACAATGAAATCGGATGAATTGAAGTCTTTCATACCGTATTTAGTAATCTGGAATTGTTTCACATCTTTGTCCCAGGCTTGACCAGTTAGATATACTACATCAGCTCCACCATAACCAGCTTCATGTATTGCTTTTGCTGCCGATACTGCTTGACAAAGATTTGAATAATCACCGGTCAAACTATCTACTTGACCTTTTTTGTATCCTTTTACTTTTTTGAGACTAGACTTGACATAGTCAATCAAAGAGTCCATTTCATCAGAATTAGTAGGTATAGTGAGTGTTGATTTTAGACAGAGAGCAGCTGTCATTAACTCATTTGGATCATCCCCAGCAGCTGATCTTTTACCAGAAGGCCTGCAGTTTACATAGATTACACGATCCATATCTTTATATTTGATTGCATAATCTTTTGATTTTCTAGCAGAAGGTACTGGACCACGAGAAAGATCAGGATGATTGTCTATAATCTCGTTTGCAAGAGAAGCAAATTTTTCTCGATCTTTGTCATCCATTAGTTGAAATATACCAAGTTTTTTACCAGAAGATCTGTTGGGTCTTTTATCGACTTGTATTTCTGTCGAGATACTGCTTATTTGGTCATCAATATCTGACAGTAAATTTAGAGCAAAAGTTTCATCGTCACCTTTATATTGAAGATTATCTAAATCTTCGTTCAATTCTAATACAAATCTTTTAAAGCTCAACATGGATTGTACCTATTACTGGTTGGTTTATTTGGTATTTATACCAGCAAAAAACTCCGGTGTCCAACCGTTGAAACCACTTCCGAGGTTCAACTTTCGCGCAATAGCTTGTATTTCTTTTTTGCTTTTCTTTTTCAGTAGAATGAAATTCTCGCTCTGCGTTTCGTAAATCCCGCAAGTATCTTCAAGTTCTTTTACGATATAGCTCATAGTAAATCTCCTTCAGTTTCAAAAAGTTTCTTACGTTTGTCGTTTACACTCATGCCAAACTTTGTTTTGTCAAAGGCTGGACTGTCGTCCTTATATGATCCAGCTTCATTCTGCACGTCTGATTGTGCACTGTCTTCCAGATTATAAAGTTTCATTCTTGACCGATCAATGCCGACTACAAATCTTCTATAGTAACTCAAGTCACCCCACCTGTTTTTCAATTGTTTGATCATCAGCTGGTTTCGACTTTCTAGATCTTCGGATGTAATCAAAGCAAACATGGCATCTACCGTCGCGGGCAAACCTATCGACTCGCTTGTATTGGTGAGATCAATATCACTATTTCCATATGCCGATCTGTTCGCCTGAGTAGCACTGACGATTGGAATATTGAATTCCATTGCCAAGCCTCTCAATTCTTCTGCGATAGACTTAACGAGAGTATATGAATTTGCCGCAGCTGCTCCTTTGATTCTAGCACTTGAACACAAATTCAAGTAATCAATGTAGACAATATCAGGTTCAAAGTTCTTTTTGAATTGTAATTCTTTGATCAAATATCTTATATGTCCGGAGTTAGCACTACCAGTAGGATATTCTTTGATCACGAGTTTGCCTGTGGTTTTACCTTTGATCCTGTCCATCTTTTTACTGTATATGTCCCGAGACAATTCTTTCAATTCGTCGACTGTTACATCTAGAATATTAGCATCAATTCGCTCTGCAATGCGTTCTTCCGCCATTTCAAGTGTAATGTACAGTACATTTTTACCGAATAAAAGTTGAGCTGCGGCATTATGGCACATAAACAGTGTTTTACCAGCACCAGTTTCCGCAAGCGCCACCGTCAATGATTTATTTGGCAAGCCGCCTTTTGTAATTTTGTTCAATAGATCTACATCAAATGGAATTCGTTCTTCACGTTGATGATAAAAGTCAAACCGATCTTCATAGTCTTCCAGGAAATCATGACCGACACTGGAATCAAAACTGATTCCGAGAGAGTCGGATAGAAGCTTCGGAATAGAACCTTTGTCAAACTCTTTGTCTTGCCCGTCAAGAATTAGGATTGATCTGCGTATCGAGTTATACAAGTCACGGTCTTGACAGAACTTTTCTGTTTCTTCGACAAGCCAATCATTATTTGTGTTTTCGTCGAGCTTCAATTTCTCGACTGTTTCCATTACATCTTTGTAAGCCTGCTCGTTCAGATCTTTTCGTTTATCCAAAGAGATCTTAAGAGTCTCCAATGAAGGAGACTCTTTGTATTTTTCTACATATTGTGCATAAGTGGAAAAAACTTTTTTGACACAGGTTTCTTCGAAATAGTCTTCTTTGATATATGGAAATACTTTACGTGAATAATCTTCATTCAGAATCAGATTTGATAGTATTGTAGTCTCCAGCATCTGTACCTTTCCAATAAGTATTCATGTTGTATCAATATAAACCGACAAAACTAGATTGTCAACCAATGTCTTCTTCATCAGGTTCTGATTGTTCTTG